GTATTAAACCACCCACTCCAATTACTCCTGCGTGACGACCATCATCGACAGTAGGTAAATCATGAAAGCCAGGTAACTCTTCTGGTCTAACAACCGAGAATCCTTCACGAAATCTTTTTGAGACATTCGTTTTGTCATCTTGGCCTAGAACAGACTCTCTGATCCAACGATAAGTAATACCTTGTGATTCAGCTAGTTCTACTGCTTCGTCAGGTAACTCTAAAGCTGAAGGCATTTTCCAAACTTTTGGTCTATTGTCCTTTTCTCTAGTTTCTGAGCTCCTAGAAGCTCTATTGTTTTCTTCAGTTTTGTTATCCATCTCTTTACTCATGATTTTTGTAACCTCGCTTTTTGTATTGCGTAATCTTTGAATGACACTCCAAGCTTTTTAGCTAGTTGCTGTTCGCTCGGTGTCAACTCGATACGATTTTGTTTGCGTCCAGTCGATGTATTGCGTGATGCTGAAGCGACAGTTTGGACGGGTTTTTTGTCTGCTTCCACGTTAAATCTTTTAGGCAACTCTTGTCGCACTCTCTTGTCTATCTCACTATAGTACGCATCACTCTCAGTGTCAAAGCCTTCATTTTCTAATTCTTTGTGAACTGCAAAGGCAACACTTGTTGCAACTTGGTCTTTACCAAACCAAGTATTCTTATTTGCCCAAGTACGAGCTTTGTCTGAGGGTTCGTTATACTCTTCCTCTACGGGTTGTGATTGTTGATATGCTTGTTGTTGTTGAGCTTGTTGTAAGTAAGCTTCTTCTTGAGCATTATATTGTTTTTGTTGTATTAAATATTGTTCATGCCTAGACTTGTCAGAAGTTGCCATGCTCAATGCTTCAGTTGCAGTTGCTACAGCTTCAGAATCTCCAGCCTCGGTTGCTTGCTTTAATGCTTGTTTTGATAAACTAAGTTGAGATTCAACCCTGTTACCAAACTCATCTCCATAGCTAGATTGAAAACTTTTTTGTGATTGTCTTAGTTTTTCATTCTGATTTTTAAGATCATTGGCATATTGAATAGCCATCAGCTCTCTTCTTTGAAACTCCTTAGCTTGCGCTACAGCTTTATTAATTCTGTTTTGTGCAAGAGTAGCTCTCTTTTCTACATCTGATTGATCTTTTGCTTTCTCTTCTACTTTGGGTGAAACCTCAAAGTCTTCTTTAACCTCATCTTCAGATACAGCAGATACTTCTTTGTCAAGTTGAACCTCAACAGGAACATCCTGTACTTCTTCTTCTACTCTTCTGTTTTCTGGAAGTGCTGCTTTTTGTATTTTTTCTTCTGTAATTTCTACGTCTATGTTCTGTGCTTCTTCACTCATTCTTTACTCCTATAAAGATTTAATATCGTCTGGATCAAGGATCTTAGCGATCACCTCATCATCGTTAATAATACGAACCTCATTATCGTCTTCTAATCTAAAACGAGTTCCCGCATATCTACCAATTAAAACCCAGTCACCTTTTGGCACCAAGGGTTATCACCATATTTATTATCTTGATAGGCTAAGTTGCCTACTTTTAAAACATAACAGATAACAGTTGATAGAGCTTCTCTATCTATAGTTTCTTTTACTAAAGCAATACCGCCATCAGTTACGCCTTTTCCCTTATATGGTAATACAAGTATTCTCCATCCAGCAGGATCTGGCATTCTGTCGAGTAGTGATTTATCTAGTAGTTTGGGATCGAGTACCCTTTGATCTGAGTTTATAAAAGCTTTGTCTAGTTCTGAAGATTCTTCTGCTTTCTGTTGTGCAACTTCTTCTTTATGTTTTTCAAACTTTGTTTTTTCTGCGATTGTGTCAACCATCGTTATCATCCATTTGCAGCGTTTCTCTTAAATCTTGTTGTAAGGAGCGAATCGCCGATAACTCTCCCATAAGATATTTGTAATCTTCCATTGATTTTATATTGCCATTAGCAATGATGTCAATAGTATTTTTCTCTCTCTCTCGCAAAGTTTTAAAAAAATACTCTGCTAGTCTTATTCCGTCCAATTAGCTCTCTCCTAATTTTTAGTTTTTTTTAACGCATTCCTCTAATATTTCTCATTCCAAAACTTCCACTCATAGGTCTAGGCGTTGCTATTGGAGCAGGCATAGGCATAGGTGATGGGGATAATTTAGGCAAGAATGGAACTGGGTTTTCATTAGGCATACGAGAAATTATTGGATCTTCCCTTTCATCTATTCTTTCAAATGATGGAGGCATTGGTATATCTCTTATATCTCCTCTATTTTGTTCTATCATTTGTCGCAAAGCCGCATCATCAAATCCAGGACGCTGACCTATTGAAGTTATTTGATCTCTTAATGCTGTGTCATCGTAGATAGGTCTGTTTTCTAAATCATCTCTTGTAGCAAACTTGTTAAAGTCTGGCAGTTCTAATGTAGAAGGATCAAAGGCTGGTATGCTAGTAATCCCTGTTCTGTTTTTAGAAATCATATCTCTTAACTCTGAGTCATCGAAAGAAGGTCTTTGTCCTATTGAAGTTATCTGATCTTGTAACTGACTTGGATCAAAAGAAGGTCTTTGTGCTATTGAAGTTATTTGATCTTGTAGCTGGCTAGGATCAAAAGAAGGTATGTTACCAAATCTTTTTTCTAAACCCCCTATCTGATCTTGTAGCTGACTAGGATCGAATTGAAATTGACTAGGATCAAACTGACCAAACTGATCTTGTAATCCGCCTATCTGATCTTGCAGTTGACTTGGATCAAAAGCTGGTATGTTTCCTATTTGATTTTGTAGTCCACCTATTTGATCTTGTAATTGACTGGGATCAAATTGAGGCATGTTACTAAATTGATCTTGTAACCCACCTATCTGTGATTGTAATTGCGAAGGATCAAACTGAGGCATGTTGCCTATTTGCTGTTGGTTTTGTTGTATCATTTCTCTTAGAGAAGAATCATCAAAAGAAGGAGTTTTAAAATTATTCCTAACCATTTCCATAATGTCGTCTTTGTAATCACCTAAGTTAAAGTCTGGTTGTTGAACAGGAGGTTCAAAGCTTGGGCCTCTTTCATTAAAGTTTGGGTTGCCACCTGGAGCCATTCTAGGATCTCCCATTCCATCGTTTCCACCTGGGCCGCCTATAGAAATAAATTCATCTCTTGGTGGACGGGTTGGATCTCTAAATCTTGGTGGTGGTGGAATAAATCCTGCGTCTGGTGGAGTACGACCTCTAAACATATCACCAATGGGATCGCCCATTTTATCTGTAGGCATGAAAGCTTGTTCAGGTTGTATAGGTGCTTGATAACCTTCGGGAGTAAAATAAGCAGGGCCGCCTTGAATTAGGGTAGGTCTATTAGCTTGAGGCGCAACAGGTCTTGTATCCCTTCCAGGTATACCTTTTCTTCTGCCTTGAGATTGTCTTATTACGTCAAGTATTCCCATTAGCTAATGCCTTTAAACTTCTTACCTCTAAGTGCAGCACCAGTACCTCTGGACTCACCGCCACCATAACCTTTAGGTTGAGGAGCTGATCCGTTAGGAATCTTTTTTAAATCAGAGTAATTAACAGTACCTTGGTCTTTAATGGTTACGCTTGCTTTTACATTCTTCATATTATCTACCTTTTTTTATTAATCTTTCTTCTCTTGCTTTTTCTAAAGCAATAGCAATAGAAGTTTTTTTCTTCTTACCCCTCTTTACCAATCCATCTATGTTAGCAGATATAACCTTTCTACTGCTACTTTTTTTTAATGGCATCTTATTTTTTTTTCTTAGTTCCTGCTAATTTGCCTTTTTTCTTAGTTACAGGTTTTTTTGCCTTTGGCTCTTTAACTAAGGTCTTAGCTTTAGGCTTAGATTTAACTTTAGCTTTTGGCTTGACTGTTTCAGCCTTGACTTTAACGGCTGTTTCTTGAAGGAGTTTTTTTGCATCTTGGTCTGCTTGCTTGGCGATTGCTTCGATGTCGATTTTTCTATCTGCATCTTCATTGATGATCGTCCCATTACCATTGCTTATCTCCTCTTCTTTTTTAAGCTGCTGTTTATTAACAGCCTGCATTTTTTGTCTAACTGAACTCATAATTATCCTCTCATTATATCCATAGCTTTAAATTGTGCGGCTTGATCCATACGATCTCTAGCTATGTCGTCTTTCATTGTAGCTATTTCTTTTTGAATTGCCAAACGCTGTTCTGCAAGATTAGTATTGTCCATTGATTTCATAGCATCAAACTCTTGTCTTTGTGCAAACTCTTCACGCTTACGTTGTACATCATCAGCTTTAATATCTAACTCTTTACCCCTTAGTTCTACCAAAGGATCAGGTTGCGGTTGAGGTGGCATAAACATAGCATTAATCTGTTCAGTCAACTGAGATATAACGGCTGCTATATCTTTAGCAACTTTGTCTTGTATCTGTTGCATATATTGAGCAGATGTTTCTGGTGGTAGCTGTTGTATTTGTTGCATCATTTGTTGGAACTCTGGGTTCTGTGCATTCTGCTCATCAACTATCTCAGAAGATCTAAAGGATACATGCTGATAAATATGAGCCTGTATCAAAGATAACACCATAGGATTAGCTTGAGCAGTCATAGTTCCATACAAGGACATGTGACTATTGATGTGAGCATCGTGATCTTGACCTGCAAAAGCTTGAGCTGGCATACCTGATATCAAAGCTGCGTTCTCATTAGCAGGATCTACAGGCATAGGTTGCGGTGGCGGCGGTAGAAGTTTCTCAACATCTTGCACACCCATAGCACCATACATTCTTTTGTAAGCTTCATGTAACCCAGATGGGCCATGTATCTCAGGATTACTTTGCACTGTTCTTAATATCTCTTGAGCCAACATAACTCTTTGACTCATAGAGAAAGTATTAGGATCTGATACAGGTAATACGTCTACTCTTTCATCAAAGTCTTGAGCCTTAATAGTTTGGTTGCCGTTAGCTGTAAAGTAAGGATAGTCTGGTGGTAAGTATTCACTAAAGACAGAGGCTAGTATCTCAAACTCTATTCTTTGGGACGCATGTAATCTTTTATGAATTGCACTCATGACACGAGTGCCACGTTCTAGTAACGCAATCGTTGTACCCACGGGAGCATTCTGATTACCATCGCCAACTTGAGTGTCGGCTATCGAGGCGAAACGCCTTCCGCTGTCGACCAAGATACCCAGGAGAGAGAGTAGGGTTTGACTTGGTTCCTTGAAAGGTAACGGCACAAAGGCATCTCGCAAACTTCCGCCTGGGGCATCCATGTCTCTGAACTCACCAGGTTGTAGTGGTTGATCATCATTACGGATACGAATACCACGGGCTTTAAATCCAGCAGGTAAATTAGATAGCGTACCTGCGTCAATTAACTGTCTTAATATAGAAGTGGATGCTTTAGACAAGCCACCTATCATGTGAGTCAAACCAAAGCCATAGAATCCTAAGCCTGGTAAGAATTTATAGTGAACAAAGTAGTTAGTACGTTGCTTTAATTGATCTGTTTCTTTGTAGTTTCTACGTATAGATAAGACTTTATCATTACCTATAGTAATGATATAAGGTAGTTTAATGCCTGTTTCTTCACCTTCGGCATCAAGATCCTCGTAACCCTCTAAGTCTAACTCAGTATGAACTTCATGGACTCTGCAAGTATCATCATCGTCATAACTAGGGCTAACGCCTTGAAGCTCATCTATTTCTGACTGAACATCATCCACATCATCAGCCATCATGTTACCTGTAGATATATCTACATCACGATAAAAGCCTACTTGCTGTAGTTTCTTAATATCATTCATTGACATATCAATGACATGAGTAATTCTTGTAGCAGTATGTAGGTCAGTAGCGGCGTAAGGTACGATTAAGTCCTCACTAGGTATAAACTTTGATACAGCTCTACCTAAATTCTGATCATAATAAACTTTTCTAAAAGCAGAACCTGACAATGGTAGATAAAACAACATCTGATCTGTCTCAGGATCATATTCTTTCATGACCTGCATAAGCTGGTAGTTCATGAACTCTTGCACACGTGCTGCCTGTTGTTCTGTTTCGGCATTAGACATACCAATAACCTGAGTCTTAACAGGCCCTTGAGATGGTAATAGTTCGTTATAAGCTTGAGCTTGGAACTGAGTAACCGATTCGGCTAAAAGCGGGTGCATAACTCCAGAGGCACCTTCAAATGGTTGGGATCTCTCTTCGTACTTCATACCTAAGTATTGAAGTCCGTCCTTGTAGGTCTTCTCCCAGTCGGATCTTGATTCTTTATCAGAATCAATGTTGCCCATAATGTCATTGACAAGGTTGTTAAGTTCAGAAGAGTCTACATCTTCAGCTAAGTTAGCATAAAAGTCTGTGTCTTCCATAGGAGGAGTTGCCTCACCAAACATGATGTTGCCGTCTTCCATTTCCTCGAAGCCATCAAAGTCAGGATTCTCCTCTTCGATGTCAACCTCAACTTCCATTTCCTTTGAACGATCACGAACTCCTAGTTCAACTTGATCCTCAAAGGTTATAGCTTTATCTATGTCTGCCATGTTAATCCTGTATTAGTTTGCCTAGCTCTCTCTTCATCTCTAAAATTTCTCTTGAGTCTTTGTTAATAGTTTTATCAGATAAATATGATCTATCTTGTTGAAGTCTATTTTCTTTGTTATGTATTTTAGTTTTTAGTTTATCAATCTTAGGGGCTTTAGCTTTTTTCACAACTTTTTTTACAAACTTGCTAATGTGTGTAACCCCTGTTTTTTTGATGCCCATTATTTTAAAGCTTTTCCAAAACCTCTTTTAGCTGCGCCAACGCCTCTTCTTGAAGATGAACTAGAACTTCCAACTGTCCCGCCATCGCTGTACTTCATCATACCACCGCCAGCTTTCTTCTTAGGCTTTCTAATAAAGTCTATAGCGCCCTTGTCACCACCAAACTTTTTGTCTTTGCCAAGTAAAACTTTTTTAACTTTTTGACCAGCTCTGTTTAATGGGCCTCTTTTTTTACCCTTTCTTTTATTGTAAGCAGCAAGTTCATTTGCATCGTAACCCTTTTTCTTTAGATCATCTTTAGTTACAGCTGTGTAATTTTTTCCGTTATGAGTAAACTTAGTTCCCTCACCTTTAGAACGAGCTTCTTTAAATGCTTCATTAAAAGTTTTACCTTTAGGTTCTGGTGTTTTTTTTCTATTAATAAGTGTTGCGGCTCCAGTTGCTGAACCAAGTCCAAGCGCGGCAGCGCCTGCTTTTTTTGCAGCCGATGGGACTTTTACTGCGGCTGTAGCAGCGGTAGCAGCGGTAGGTACAGCTATTTTTTTTGCTGTTGTAGTCTTAGGTCTAGTCTTAGGCTTAGATTTAGGTTTAATACCTGCTTTAGCTTTTTTTAAATCACCTACTGGATCATTTTTAGCTTTATATGTATCTGATATTTTCTTTAC